TGGGATTTTTTTTGTCTTCATACTTTAAAATGATAAATACAATTAGAATAATTTTATGTAGAGATATTTAATGAATTTATCAGAATTACTAGAAGATGGTGGCAAAGACTTGGTTATTATATATCCAGGTCGTTTTCATCCATTCCATATTGGTCACGGCAAAGTATACAAATACTTAAAGCAGAAGTATAGCAATGCGAAAGTATTCATTTCTACTTCTGGCAAGGTCGATGGCGATAGGTCACCTTTTACTTTTGAAGAAAAGAGAAAGATGATGATTCTTGCTGGAGTTTCTGCTAGTGATATAGTTCAAACAAAATCACCATATCAATCTATCGAAATCATGGAAAGATTTGACAAAGATAAGACAGTGGTGGTGTTTGCAGTATCAGAAAAAGATATGGCAGAAGACCCTAGATTTGATTTCTCTAACGGACTTAAGTTAAAGAAGAATGGTGAGCCAGCATATCTACAAAAATGGAATAATCTAAATGATGCTGAAACATTTGCAACACGTGGTTATATAGCAACAACACCTACATTTAAATTTAAAGTAAGAGGACAAGAAATAAACAGTGCATCACAAATTAGAAACATGATTGCACAAAGTGACGATACTAAATTAACTAAAATGCTACAGGATTTATATAGCATAACTGATGTTCCTGATGATATTATAGAAATATTTAAAAGAAAAGTTGGTAATAAAGAAACAATGAATGAGAACTGGGATGAACATTCATTTTATAAGTTTCTACAAGAAAGCATAAACGAGGAAAATACTATGAAAGACGGCATACTACAAACATTAACCGAAGGCAAGAGCCCACATAAAAAGGGAACTAAAAAATATAATGCCCATATGGCAGCCATACATGCTGAATCTTATGACGAAGAATTTGATGCTAAAGTCAAACAAGTCGTAGAATCAAAATTAAAAAATGTTGCGGCTGATATTAAAGATTACGTTGACGACCATAAAGAACACTTTGATGCATATCCCATGGATGTAGAAGTGAATGGCAAAGTGTATGATTTTGATGAATACTGGAAAATTTTAGATTTAGTATATCCAGATTCTTATGACAACAAGTATGCAGTTGAAGGAAAAGAACAATTAGAAGAAGCATTCGTTTTAGCACCGTGGATATTACCAGCATTGGCAACAGCAGTTAGAGTTGGCGCACCTGCATTAAAATTACTTTTAAAAGGTGGTAAAAAAGCGGCTCCAAAAGTTAAAGATACTACAACAAATATGATTCAAAAATCTACTGCTAGTGGAGTAATAGTTGGTGCAGTTGGCAAAACAGTGTACGACAAAGTAGGTGATGCCATAGACGGAATTAAAAAGATTTTTGGTATAGACATGGATGAAGATGCGTTAAATATATTTGCACAAATAGTAGTCAAATATGGTATTCCAATGGCTGCCATAGGCGCAGTATTATACGGTGGCAAACAACTTAAAGATTATATGGCAGGTGAAGAAGAAAAACAAACAGGCAATACAACTATTAATAATTATTATAATGGTGAACCTGCAAAAGAAGCCTATAACGAAAATTATGCAAATGACCAACATGAGAAACTAGAATATATTCATCACGTACTACAAGAATGTGGTGATGGCAATATGGACATTACAATGGTTGAACAAGCACTAGAATATGTTGAAGATATTAGAGAGCAACATTTCAATGCTGATGGTTCTACAAAATCAGAAAGTGTAAACGAAGACGAAGTATCAGTTGACAACGAAGGCAATGTTGTGGGCTACTTAGATACTATTGATGAGTATGTAGCACAGTTATTTAAACTAGCACCAGAACTAGGTATGGAAGGCGCAACAGCCAAAAAGATAGCATACAGAATTCAAAATGCAGTAGACGACATTAGAACTAGAGAACTTAATTTAGCACCAAGTAATATTAGAAGTCAACATGAATCAGTAAACGAAGCAGGTGGTGAATTTGCACAACCAATATATGACTTAATTAATGATTTAGGTGGTGATAATGATGCACATGAAATCGTATTAAACGATATGGTTCGTTACTTAGGCAGTGATACTATTAAAGATTTCGTAGCAGATTTTCGTAGAAACAATGACTTGAATCATCCAGGCGAAGATGGCGATTATGGTGATGATGATAAAAACTTTGAATCAGTAAAAGAAGCAACACATAGTGACGCTAAACCAATTTATGATTTAGTTGGCTCATTAGGTGCAGGAAAAATTGAATTAGCAAAGAATCCTATATTTCATAACTTAGTTCGTTTCTTAGATGCTGATACTATTGAAAAGTTTGTTGCAGATTTTAGAAAGAAGTTAGACAATGGCGATTCAATGAATGAAGAAGCAATTGTAAACGAAGACCACGACATAGGTCTACTTAAAGCAGTTGCAAGACAAATGGAAGAAGACGCACACAAAGGCGACTATACTGCTATTGAAGAATTATTACAAGATGTTACAGAAGAAGAAATGAAAGCATTTCTTTCTGACCACAGAAGTTCTAATGAATGGCCTGAAGAATCAGTAAACGAAGCACAAGTCCTAGCACATGGTGGCAAAGGACAGTATAAAGCAGTATCAGATGGTGGCGTTGTTCGTATTATGCATAAAGGAAAAGAAATCGCAAGTGGTGACTTTGATAGTGGTGCAGATGGCTGGTTTGTAAGCCGTGAAGATGATAAAGGACAAAAGTTTTTTAGTAACGCACAAGATATGGTAGATTTCTTCGCAGAGCAAAAAGTTAATGAATGGGTACAAGATAGTCCAGCACAAGGCTTTAGTGGACAAGAGAGAAACTTTATACAAGAACTATGCCTTAGAATGGATGGTGTTAGTAAAAGCCCAGAAGGTTTAAAATGGATGGGTAAGTCAGAGACTTGGGACGAAGGCAATGTTCTAAGTAACAAAGGAAAACTAACTACAGTAATGCTTTGGGCTAAGAAAAACATAGATGACTTATACCATAAAATGGGAAGTGAGTTTAAAGTATACTCCGACGGTAATGACAAGGGTGACTCAGGACGAGGCCAGTCAGATGGTAATCAAATTATGCAAAACATTATTAAGAAGATTGGTAAAGTAACTGAAGACACATTAGATGTTACACCTAAAGGTTATGGTCCTGATGATTACGATGAGAAAGATGTTCCACCTGAAGACCATGGCGGTGACTTGAAAAAGATGCAAGATACATATAAGTATAATGAAGACAGAAACAATCATTCAGAAAACATTCTTATGTTAGCACAAGCATTTGGCGACAGAGGTGAGATTAGAGCAGTTGAAGGTCTTCTAAAGATAATCAAACGCCAAGGTTATACGACACCTGAACAATCAGATATGATGTATAAAGCAATTCATAAAAAATATTACAGTCAATTATTTCCAGCAGAGAACGAAGGCAATAAATTCTCAGGTGAATTAGAAAAAGCAAAAATTGATGGTAAAAAAGAATTTAAAGTTGACGGTAAAACTTATAAAGTTAAAGAAGCATTAAGCAAACTACTAGATAGTCAGAAAACAAACGAAGCAGGTATCATGCATTATTCTGATGCAAAGGGAACACCTGAATATAAAGAAGGTCAAAAGGCTGCCAAGAATGATGAGCCATATGACAGCAATCCATATAGTGGTGCAGAGAAACTAAAATGGTCAAAAGGTCACAACGAATGGAGACATGCAAATAAAAGAAAAAAAGGTAAGCCTAATTTCGGTGCTAGAGGACAATTCGAATGAAAGACCAAATAATAATGTTATTGATAGGAATTCTAATCGCCTTGGGTGGTTGGAACCTTACGCAAACATTTAGTCTGTCAACAACTCAAGCAGTAATTGACGATAAGGTTGATAAGTTAGAAAGACTTAGTGAGAAGTTAATAGACCAGATGGACGATATGAAAGATATGGATGAAGATATCATCGAGCAACACGAAAATTTATTTGACCAAATTAGAAACAGTAACGACAGTGGTTCAAGGACATATAATTACTAATGAACTTATTTGAATTGACACAATATAAAAGAGCATCTGAGAACATGCTAGTCGAGGGCGGTGCAATGCCCGGAGTTGGTGCTATTCACATTGATGAAATCAATCCAACACTCATTCCATTAGAGAAAGAATTAGGTATAGATTTAAGAAACAATGCATTGGGTAGTGTTGGTAAAAGAGAATTCAGTGGTGACATTGATGTTGCGTTGAAGATTGATACAGATAAGATACCAGAATTCGTAGAAAGACTTAAAAAAAGTAGCCAAATAATGGATATTGCAAAGTCAAGTGTGATAATGACTAAGGTTAAAATCATGGACTTTGATGAGAATAGAGATGACGGTAGACCACGTACAGGCTTTGTACAAATAGATTTTATGCCAGGTGACCCAGATTGGCTAAAGACTTATTATCATTCACCAAATGAAAAAGATAGTCAGTACAAAGGTGTTTATCGTAATCTAATGATTGCCTCAATTGCTGGTAATTTAGATATAGAAAACAGTGAAGAAACAATTGATGACGGTAGACCACTTCAATCAAAAAGATTTATGTTTAGTCCGAGAGATGGACTAGTAAGAGTTTTGCGTAGACCAGTTCCAAAAGCATCAGGCAATGGATACACTAAGAAGAACAATAATAAAATTATCGATGGTCCGTGGAAGACAGCAGACTCGATTGCAAAGAATTTAAAACTAGATAATGGCGAAGACCTATATAGTTATGAGACATTAGTTACTGCAATTAAGAAGAACTTGCCACCTGAAGACCAAAAGAATATATTCACAGCATTTACTAATAACAATACGATAAAAGACATGGGCATTCCACCAGATATCCAAGAGTACTCAAAAGGTGAATTATAATGAGATTAGACGAATTAGACAAACAAATTACTTCATCTGACCTAGAAGCGTTAGAAACATTTGCTGATAGAATATTTGGTAAAGTCGGTATTGATGTAGAATTTACACGTCACTTCCTCGACAGAGTAAATGATGAACGTAATGGCAAACAAATCACAGCAAGTGAACTTACACGTTTATTCAAACAAGAATACAAACGTTGGGGTCAGCCAATCGCACAGATGGGTCCAGACCAAGAAGCAGTAATGAAAGATTTAGTAACTGATATTAATATGCCATTTGCATTACGTTGGGATAGAGAAAATGAAGAACTTGATTTAATCGTAAAAACAGTGATGCGTAAACCAGATTTCAAAACATCTAATAAAGAATTTCCAGTAGAAAGTTCTGGCTCCGCTTCATTAGACTCATATTATGAGATGATGCGTGCCAAAGAAATGGCCGAAGAAGACGGCCTAGACTCACGCAATCTATCATATGGAGTATTGATGGATTATATCAAAAAAGCGAGAATAGAACGTGAAAAGAAGAATGAGGGTAGAGGATTATACAGTATGGGTGGTAAGTCGGGATTAAGACATACTCCAACAATTAGGTCAAGAACATCATCTGCATCATTTCTACCAAAAGCAGGTAAGAAACCTTCATTAATTAAAAGAATCTTTAGTGACGAGTTTAGTGAGCAAGAATTAGATGAAGATTCTCAGATTTGGGAGTGGAACAAAGAAGACCCTAATAATCCTGAAGTATTAATTCAAGGATATGGTAGACTTATGCTTAATCAAATAGAAGATAGTGTAGTTCGTAAACTTGCAGAACTTACTAAGATGGCAGAACGAGGCGACTTTGAACAAATACAAAGACTGTTAGACAGAGATGTTATGCAGATAATGATGAAAGCAATTGTTGACACAAAAGCAGAACTACAAGCAACTCGTAAAAGAGGTGGTCCAAAATCTCGTGGTATTAATAAAGAATCAATACTTGATGTGATAGGTAGAAGCGAAATAAAAGAACTCGATTTAAAAGAATTTACTCTCACAGATGTCAAAGACATGGTTAAAAAGGGTTGGATGGCTAGACCAACTGAGAAACAATGGAAAGAACTTATAAAGACATACAATAAGTATAAAGGAAATGTAACTAGAAAAGATTTACTGGATTTAGGCATTGCAACTCTAGGTCGTAAAGAGTCAGTAAAAGAAAAACAAGAAAAGACAGATGATGAGTTAAAAGCCTTTGACCCTAAAACTGCAAGAGCAATGATGATGTTGAAAGCAAAATATCCTCAAGCAGATAATATTCTTTCGGCTCTATTAGCAGATGTTGAGAATAATGAAAAAGATAGTGATGTTGCTGATTTGTCACACGAACTTAAAATGGAGAAATTAACAAAAGCAGTTGATATCTTACAAAAAGAAATCAATCTTTTGAAAAGAAAAAAAACTAACGAAACTGGTGGTGTAGGCAAAATCGTACCAGGTATTAACACTACTGTTGATGTAGGTCCTGATGAGATTAAGAAACAAGCGGCCAAGTTTGGCAATGCAGTTGATAAAGACGGAGTTCCAAAGAAAAATTTACGATAAAGGCATTCAAGTGTATAACAAAGACACAATGTGTTATAAAACTTGGAATGATATTATCATATCATTACCCAAGAAAACAGTTAGTTGGTGTTGTAAAACAGACTTAACTGCTCAACAAACAAAAGAAACTACATTTGACTTAGAAACTCTAAATACGAATGGTATAGATTTTCTTTTCAATCATCCAATTCTTCAAAAGAGAAAAAAAGAACTAGCAACTGGTATAAGATGTGCAGATTGTCACGTATGTTGGGAATCAGAAGATAGGTCTGGACAAAGTCACAGAACATTATATACTAATCATTCTATTAAATTTGATTATGATACTCCTGCTACCTTTATCGAACTTGAACTGACAAACAAGTGTAATCTAGCCTGTGTATATTGTGGACCACAACTCAGTTCAAGATGGCAAAAAGAATTGAAGGAACGATATCCTGATACTGAAGATGAGATATTTCATAAAGTAATGGATTTACTGACCGAGTATTTCAATACTACATTAGCAGATGCTCCTACTATTAATTTAAGTCTATTAGGCGGTGAACCTTTCTTTACTGACCATATGTATGTATTCCTAGAATACCTTTCAAAATTCCATGTAAAGCCAGAGCAAGAAGTAACAGTTACAATCACAACTGGTATGGCTTTTCCTAAAAAGAAATTTACGAAATTTATTGAATTGATTGAACGTACTCCTAACATAATATACATTATGCAATTATCTGGAGAAGCAATTAACGAGAGAGCAGAACTAATTCGGTGGGGAATGGACTTTAAGACGTGGGACAATAACTTAGATATGTTCTTAACAGAGTCAACAAGATTGAAGAATCTAGTTATAGGATTTGGTTGTGCCCATAATGCCTTATCTCTGCCGTATTTTAAAGACTATCTTGTCTATATAAACAATAAGTTAGCAGAACATGACTATAAGCGAAAGGTATGGTTTCTAATCAACTATATAGAAGAACCACGACATTTATCTATATCAATGTTAAGTAGTCGCCATGCTGATGCTGTGTCAGAACAGATAGAGTATATGGAGAATGAAATGACTAACCTTTATAAGAAAAATGAGTATATTACCATGTTAAAATCACTCAGAAATCAAATTTTAAATTCTAGGGTCAGTTCAGAGATGAAGAATCTTGCTTCAGAAGAGTTTAAAATGCTAGAAGATAGAAGAGGAATCTCATATAAGTCTGAATTTCCACATTTTGATGAACTCGTTTTAAAACAATTTAGATAAATACTATTATGAAAATACATGAGATATTAGGTGAAATGACAAGTGCTGGTGGTATAGCCACTGTGGCATCTCCATTAGGTGGTGGTGACCCAAAACAGAGCATATATGCATCTAAAAAATCTAAGAAAAAAAAGAAAACTAAGATGGGATATAGTGCCGAAGTAGGCAACTTATCATATAAACATCCTGTCAAATCACCAATGATTAAAAGGTAGAAGGCTTATGAAACTGACACAACTTACAGAACAAAAAGAACGTCCTTACATTTGCGTTCATGCCAAAAAAGGCAAACATGAAACTCATGCAGTATCATCTTATGATGCGGCAAAGAATGCGGCTAAACATTGGGGAATGAAATCAACAGCAGGTATTGATGCACATTTGGCAGAAGGTAATTATCCTGAACCACGTAAAATGGAAGTAACACAAGCAGACAAAGATAATAATACTGAAGCATGGAAACGTTTTAAAGCAGGTGACCCAAGATATGAATGGAAAGATATGATACTTTCTAAAGCAGAATCTTATGATGACTATCATGGTGATATGTCTAAAGAAGAATATGACAAAACAGTAAAAGGTTCTCAAATGGAATATACTGTTTGGGTTGGTGGTACTGAAGTTAATGACCATTGGTTATCTTACGAAGAAGCAAAACGATTACATGACAAATATAAAGCACAAGGCTATGATGATGTTCAATTAGATGCTCGTTTAAAAGAAGGTTCATTTTGGGGCAGAGATGATATGGTTGCTAAAATGAAAAAAGATTATAAAGCGTCAGGAATGAGAAAGTACAGAAAAGATACTGGCACCGCCTCTTACGGTACGACTACTTCTGACCCAGAAAAGTGGAAAGAATTAGAAGCAGATGGCTATGAATGGGATAAAGATTATTATAACGACATAGAAGAATTAGAAGCAAAATGGAAAGCCAAAAATGAAGGTGCAAACAAAGAAGACGAAGAAGCAATTGCGGCTAGAGACGAATTCTTAAAAGTTATGGATATGAAACCAAAGAGTAACAATAAAGCAATTGATACGATTAAAAAGATTGTAGCAGACAAACAAAATCAACAAGTAAAATTTGACGATGGCAAGATGAAAGTAGATTTATACACAGCATCAGCAGTATCACAAGTATATGATGCAGTTAAGCCAGAAACACAAGAAAAAATTGACAACATGCTAAGAACCAAAGAAGGTATGCTTAAACTATCAAACTTTGCATTTAGCAAACTTAGTGAAGGCATCAAAGAAGGCAAACGTATTGATGAGATTTTACCAGCATTAGGACAAGCGGCAAAAGCAGTTGGCGGCGCATTAGCATCTAAAGGTGTTAAAGGTCAAGTAGCCAGAGGTGCGGCAAAGGGTGCAGTAAATGGAATGATAAAAGATAAAAGTGGCAAACAGCATAATGTTAATAGTCCACAAGGCAAAATGATTGCTAATATGGGCAAAAAGATTGGTGGTGGCACAGGCGCTACTCCATCACAAGTAGCACAAGCGAAAAGAGATTTAACAAAGAATAAAATAAAAGCAGTTGGCACTAAAGTTAAGGATTTTGCCAAGGGTGCTTTAGCAAAATCGGCTGATAAATCTGGTTTCGGTAATCCTCTTGCGGCATCTAAGCAACATGCGAATGACATGGTAGAAAAAGCCATGAAAGATGCAGAAAAACAAGCCAAATAATCATAAAAATCTATTGACTTTGTAAGTCACCTATGTTAATATATAAAGAGTGTGTAAAAGCACTCTTTTTTATTGTCCAACTTATAGGAGATTTATATGTCAATTGACGCAATTAATGAAGAAGAAAAAGCAAAACTCATTCAATTAGTGAATGAAGGCTGCCTAGTTCTACAAGAATGTGAAGACCTCAAAGGTGGATTACGTGATACTGTAAGAGCAATTGCTGAAGAAATCGATGTCAAACCAGCAGTTTTAAACAAAGCAATCTCTGTGGCACACAAGGCAAAACTTGCCGAAACTCGCCAAGACTTTGAAGATATGGAAACTATCTTAGAAACAGTTGGTCGTACTCTTTGAGTTATGTAGATGCATTCTACAACAAAGACAAAGATATTGTTCAAGTTGTAGAAAGAAGTAAAGGTAAACGAGTTTACAATGATTATCCAGCGTGGCGTACTTTCTATGTGAAAGACCCACGCGGTGACCATGTAAGTATTCATGGTGACAAAGTTCGTCAAATCAAATGTAAACGTCTCAAAGACCTCCATAAAGAACGAAAGATAAACACAGGCAAGACATTTTACGAAAGTGATATGAAGCCTGAAGTTAAGTGTTTGAGTGAGAATTATAATGGTCTTGATTCGCCTACTCTAAATACTGCCTTTTTCGATATCGAAACAGACTTCGATGCAAATCGGGGATTTGCTGACCCTAGTGACCCATTCATGCCAATCACAGCAATCACAGTACATCTTCAATGGTTAGACTTGCTTGTGACTCTTGCTATCCCACCCAAGTCGATGAGAAGTGGTGAAGGTCTTGAAGAAGCCCAACGTATTTGTGAGCAATTTGATAACACTCAACTATACCTAAGTGAAGCAGATATGCTGAATGATTTCATGGATGTCATTGAAGATGCAGATGTGTTAACTGGTTGGAACTCTGAAGGTTATGATATTCCCTATACTGTTAATAGAATAACTGAGGTATTAAGTAAGTCGCATACACGCAAGATGTGTCTTTGGGATTTATTTCCTCAGAAACGTAAGATAGTAAAATATGGTAAAGAACAAGAAACGTTTGACTTGTTCGGAAGAATTCACTTAGACTACTTAGAACTATATCGTAAGTATACTTACCACGAAATGCATTCCTACTCACTTGATACTATTGGTGAACACGAAGTTGGTGAAAAGAAAACTGCCTATGAAGGCACATTAGACCAATTATATAACAATGACTTTTATAAATTTGTAGAATACAACAGACAAGACGTTGCACTACTTGATAAGATTGATAAGAAATTAAGATTTATTGAACTAGCAAATGAAATTGCCCACGATAACACTGTTAATATCAAAACAACAATGGGCGCAGTTGCAGTTACAGAACAAGCAATCATTAACGAAGCACACAGACGTGGTATGGTTGTTCCTGACAGAAAGAGACGTGAATGGTCAGATGATGATGTTGATTTGAGTGACGAAGAATTACATGACTTAGAAATGCAGAAGGCCGCTGGTGCTTTTGTGGCAGTTCCCAAGAAAGGTTTACAGAAGTGGGTAGCAGGTATTGATATCAACTCTCTTTATCCTTCAGTTATTCGTGCAATGAATATGTCACCAGAAACTATTGCTGGACAACTAAGACCAGACTTTACAAATAAACTTATTGGTGATAGAATATCAGAGGGCAGAAAGACTGGTGCTAAAACATACGGTTCATCTCAAGCATGGGACGAAACGTTTAGTTCAGAAGAATTTCGTTTAGTTAATGAGAAAGACAAAGCAAGTAATATTACTTTAGTCTTAGAAGATGCACCATGGGAAGAAAACAAAACAACACAAGCACTATCAGGCGCAGAAGCATATGATTTAATATACAATAGTGAATTGAACTGGACTCTTACAGCCAATGGTACTATTTTCAAGCAAGACGTTCAAGGTATTATTCCAAGTTTATTAGAACGGTGGTATGCAGAACGACAAGTGATGCAACAGAACAAGAAAAAGGCAATTGAAGCCGGTGATAAAGAAGAAATAGCATTCTGGGATAAACGACAACTTGTTAAGAAGATTAACTTGAACTCATTATATGGTGCGATTTTGAACCAAGGTTGTCGATTCTATGATAAACGTATTGGTCAGAGTACAACTCTAACAGGTCGTTGCATTACTCGACATATGGGTGCTAAGACAAATGAAGTTATTGCAGGTGCATATGATTACAAAGGTCCAGCAGTTATCTACGGTGACACAGACTCCATTTACTATTCAATGTATCCTGTTTACAAACAAGAGATTGATGATGGAACTATTGAGTGGGATAAAGATAAAGTGTTATCTTTGTATGACGAGGTAGCGAATCAAGTGAACGAAAGTTTTCCAGATTTTATGAAAACATTCTTTAATGTTCCTAGAAAAGAAGGTGAGATTATTGTTGCTGGTCGTGAGAACTGTGCGACACAAGGTATCTTTATTAAAAAGAAACGATACGCAATGCTCATCTATGATGATGACGGTGAACGCAGAGATGTTGATGGTAAGCCAGGAAAGATTAAAGCAATGGGTCTTGACCTAAAACGTTCTGATACTCCTGGATATATGCAAAACTTTCTCAGTGAAGTACTATTGAAAGTGTTGACTGATGGTAGCAGAGAAGACGTTATTGAGATGGTTAAAGAGTTTAAGAAAGAGTTTAGAGCAAAGCCTGGTTGGGAAAAAGGTTCTCAGTCCCGTGTGAATAATTTGACTTCATACAAGAACAGAGTGAATGCCGCCAAGAAGGCAATGGCAAGAGATTTGAATAACGGCGGTGATAAATCTAAAAGAGATAAAGTGCATCTTCCTGGACACGTATCTGCCGCACTAAACTGGAATATGTTGCGAGAACTTAATCAAGACCGATATGCAGTAGAAATTGTAGATGGTATGAAATGTATTATATGTAAACTAAAGCCAAATACATTTAAGTTGAAAAGTGTTGCATATCCTGTAGATGCTACAAAAATACCACAATGGTTCCAAGATTTGCCATTTGACCATGAGTTAATGGAACAGACTATTGTTGATAAGAAACTAGATAACCTAATTGGAGTACTAAATTGGGATATGAGTGATGCAAATGCATCAGAAACATTTGATAATCTATTCGATTTATAGGTTGACAAATGGTTCTAAATTGTGTTATAATAAATTAATATTAATCAAAAGGAGCAAAAATGCGTGATATTTTAAAAGATATTGTGAAGCACACACATTCGCTAGGTATTATCCAAGCGGCTAAAGTGACAACAGATAAAGAGGGGACTACAATCGATGCGATGGACGAAGACCGTACTGTTGTATTAAGTGGCAAATTACACACGCCAGTTCCTGAATTCGAAGGAAAGTTTGGTCTAGGTAGACTAGGCGTTCTTAGTGGTCTTCTTAGTTATACTAGTGAAGATAAAGAAGGCAATGCAATTGAGTCAGATGTTAAAGTAGGCACAGAAACACGTAATGGTGCAGACGTTACTACCGAACTTAACTTCTCAATGCCAGGTGGGTTTGATAGTTCATATCGAGTAATCGTAAGTGAATTAGTAGATGCCCAAATTAAAACTGCAACTTTCAGAGGTGCGGCATGGAATGTAGAAATTATGCCATCACAAAAAGCAATCAAAGACTTACAATACTTTGCAGGTATTCTAGGTGCATTTGACCCATTGCTTACTGCAAGAACAGTTGATGGTAACTTAGTATTCTATATTGGTGATAGTTCAACAGATAAAGTAGAACTTCCATTTGCATCAAATGTTGAAGGCGAATTAAAGACTGGGTGGAGTTTTCCATTATCAACAGTTCTAACTATTCTTAGACTAAGTGACACAAGTACCATGAATATGAAACTCTCTGACCAAGGTGCTATGATGATTTCAGTTGATAGTGGTCTAGGTTTATATGAATATATTTTACCTGCAAAAGCCGGTAACTAATAATATAAATACATCTGAGAGAGGTCTTATATAGGAGTTAATGGATATGACTACACCAATACGACCAGACGTAGACGAGAAGAAACGTACACGCCTCATCTATCTTAAGAAACAACACAGAGATTTAGACAACGGAATCATTACTGCATTTAAGATGCATACGGAAGATGGAGTTGTTTCTAAATTGAAATTAAAGAAACTACATCTAAAAGAAGAGATTGTAAAATTAGAAGCAGAGTTACAGAGTTAGAAAACAACTTGTGACTATTATAAAACCAACCCCAAAAACTATTCAAAACTTGATTAGAGTTATTCCAGACCATCCTAGGCCTGGAGTACTCTATCAGGATATGGCAAGTATCTTTAATGCACCTAAAGGCTTAAAGAATGTAATGTCATTGTTTGATGATTATCTTTTAGCAAAAGGTAAAGTAGAATTTGATAAAATAGTTGGTTTAGATGCTCGTGGATTTCCAATGGCAGGTGCTTTGAGTTCTCAAACTGGTATACCATTCTCAATGGCTAGAAAGAAAGGTAAACTACCAGGAGAAACAATCTTTACTGAATATGAATTAGAATATGGAACTGATGAATTGCATTTACAAATAGATGCAATACAAAAAGATGATAAAGTTCTGATTATTGATGATGTTATAGCAACAGGCGGAACACTTGAGGCTGCCATTGAGTTGATAGAAAGATGTGAAGCAAACGTTTCATGTATATTAAGTATAATGGAACTTGAGTTTTTAGGTGGCGGTGCTAAATTACGTGATGCTGGGTATGACGTATATTCTATCTTACAAGAAAAGTGAAGAAGCCAGACTTAGTAGCAGATAATCCTGGATTATCTCCTTATCCTACAAATGTAGGAGCACCAGCATTTACAGTTCCTGCCGTATTATCTAAGAAAAGAGAACGAGGAGCAAATGCTCGGGCACAACTTACTTCTAAATTTGAAGAACTCAAAGAAGAATACTTTAGATTAGCCAAACTAACAGAAGATACTGAAATGGTGTATAATGCCACATGTAATATCAATCCTGTAGTAGGCAGAATATATCATCTTTACAAAGGTAATAATGGGCTGTTTTTAAGTATGATAGAACCAGAGCGTTGGAATATGCCATGTTTTGGCAGTTTTAAATTGACTTCTGAGCATACTTGGGAAAGACAATAGAATAAAACCACTTGACTTTTGGTCTATTATTTTGTATAATAGTAGATAACTATTAACTTTTATTAAGGATTCGAATGAACAACTATATTTTTACAAGCGAGAGTGTAAGCGACGGTCATCCAGATAAAGTTTCTGACCAGATTAGTGATAGAATGGTAGATGCTGGACTAAAAAATGGTGATGAAACTACAAGGATTGCAGTCGAAACACTTGTAACTACTAACCACGTAACGTTAGCGGGTGAAGTAAAGAACTTTAATGTTAGTAAGGACGATGTAGAAGAAATTGTCCGCTATACAGTTAAAGAAATTGGATATGAACAAGAAGGCTTTCATTGGGAAAGACTAAAAGTCTATAATGAAATACATTCACAATCAGGCGATATCGCACTAGGAACCGATGATTTCGGCGCTGGAGACCAAGGATTAATGTTTGGTTATGCAACTAATGAAAACAATGCAATGCTACCAGCACCTATATATTACGCACACGAGATACTTAAAGACCTCAAAGAGAAACGAAATACTGCTTATAAATTTCTATTACCAGATGCGAAATCACAAGTAAGTTTACAATATGAAGGTGGTAAAGTAAAACGTGCTGACCAGATTGTTGTAAGTACACAGCATACCGAGGGTTCTGAACAACTTCTTAAAAGTACAGTTGGTGAAGCAGTTAATAATGTAATGGGAGATTTAATTGATGAAAACACTACATGGCATATTAATCCTACAGGCAAGTTTGTCATTGGTGGTCCTGATGGCGACACAGGACTTACCGGGCGTAAGATTATCGTTGATACTTATGGTGGCTATGCTCCCCATGGTGGTGGTGCCTTTTCTGGAAAAGACCCAACAAAAGTCGACCGAAGTGCCGCCTACATGGCACGATGGTTAGCAAAGAATGTTGTAGCAGATAACATGGCAGATTGGTGTCAAATTCAATTGAGTTATGCTATCGGTGTTAAAGAGCCAACGAGTATCTATGTAGATAGTAATGGACACAATAGAACTATCCAAAAGTATATCGAAGAAAACATTGACCTAACACCAAAAGGAATCATTGATAGATTTGGTTTATTTGATTTTTATAAGTATAGTGAAAACTGTACATATGGACACTTTGGTAATAAAGATGTTCCATGGGAGAAAATAGGATGGTAAACTTCACAGTTCTATGGGAAGTTAACTACTACGATGCTGAAAAGAAATTCTTTGTACGTGAAGGAAACACTGCTGAAAGTTTAGATGATTTAATGGACGATTTGGGTGAGAATGCAGTCGACCATGAACCAGAAAATGAAACACCAGTTGGGCTAGGCGACTTTGACATTGAATGGATTAAAATTTTAGATGAAGAAGATAACGAAGTCTGGAGAGATAAAGACTACGACTTCACTGAATATGAAAGGGAAACAAATGAGCAGTAAGATGAAAACATTTACGTTTGAAACGTTAGATGGTACAGAAATAGAATCAAAAGAATACAAAGGACTAAAACAAGCATTGTTTGATATCCAATCAAAGATTAAAGATGTACTTGTTCGTGTTAAGTATAAGAACAAGAAAGGCAATATAATTGATAGATGGGCAAAAGTTCCTATTGGAAGAAAAAAGCGAGGATTTCAAATACCTAAACCTTATATGTCTAAAGCAATGATAAGAAAACAAAAAGAACAACCAAAGAAAGGAGTATATAGATGAGCAATCCACTAAATCCATCTAACTGGTTTGGCACACCAGAAGAAAAAGAAAGAGCAATTGCTAGACGAATTGTTGACGAAAAAGAACAAGCAATTGCACTTGAAAAGATTAACTTCAAGTATGGTCATATAGACCAACATGCACACGATAAAAACATGGCAACATTACAAGGCAAAGAATATGTCAGAGTTGTTGGTATGGAATTAGATAAAGATAAACCAGGACAAGGTTTCTTTGAATTAGATTTCAATGACCAGTTCGTAGAGTATCTAGCAGAAAACGGATATGAAGGTCTTGAACAAGACCAAATTGTTGACAACTGGTTTAATGATTTATGTAAGAATATTGTGCTGAATGATTTAGAAGATGCAGAAGGTGTCAGAAAAAGTGTAATGACGGATAGCAAAGATGGTCTAATCATTAGCAAGGTTAAAACAGATAAAAATACCTCTGAGTACTATTAATTTGACGTTTATCATTAATCGTGTTATAATGGTATTAACTTATTCATAAAATGGGGAACACATGACTACATTCATTCTAGTAGATTCGTTTAATATGTATCATAGAGCAAAACACGTTGCAATGCGTGGTGCTAGTATTGATATGAAAATTGGTATGGCATATCATATTATGCTTAGTAGTGTAAAACTATGTTATAACAAATTCAACGCAGACCATGCCGTGTTCTGTTTAGAAGGTCGTAGTTGGCGTAAAGACTTCTATGAACCATATAAGAAGAACAGACAAGTCGCCCGTATGGCTAAGAGTGTCAGAGAACAAGAAGAAGACCAAATCATGTATCAATCATATGATGATATGATTACATTCTTAGATGAAAAAACAAACGTAACACTATTACAAAATCCCGAAGCCGAAGCAGATGATATGATTGCACTATTCATCGAGGCACATCCAAATGACAATCACATTATTGTATCAAGTGATAGTGATTACTTTCAGTTAATTTCAGATAACGTAACAATGTATGACGGTGTGCAAAATCGTATCATTACTAAAGATGGTTTCTTTAAAGATGATAAGAACATGACACCTATAAAAGAAAAGAAAACTGGTGAAGTTAAAGAAAAAGTAGACCCAGAGTGGGCATTGTTTGAGAAGTGT